CGCCGATGTTGCGTTCGCCGTTGACAGCTAGCTCCACAGAGCACAGATCAACTGCACCAGCTACCCCTTTGCTCTCTCCGAGAGGTCCCATGGACGGCCATTTCGGACTTACGTCGGAACTTCGAGAGAGGAGGTGGCAATCTGAAATACAGCATCACCATGCGTTCCGTGTTGCCCAGACAACTGTCTCACGGGCCCACGAGTATGGGTTTCGTGCGGAAGTAGATGGTCTCTCCGTCCGGAGTCATGTATGTGATACCACTGTGTGAATCCGTCCGTTGAAGAGACTGCCCCGAGGGCAGCTGAACCCGCAGCTCATCATGCCATTCAGTAGGTGATGAAACTCTTTCACCTTTGTAGGCCCTGCAGCGTTCAAGATCATCTCGAGAGAGTTGGCGAATCTTCCACTCGCCCCGGTCGCCGTTCCGCTCTGCCTGGTAATTCAACAGGTTTGAGCTCGGCAGCGACCACCTCTGCTCGTCCGCACGCATCGGCTCCAACTTCGCTCGCACAACCACCTTTCCCGGTCTCACCGGGTGCAAAGGGACAAGATTGGGCTTTGCTGACTTCTGATAAGTGCAGCGGCCCTCCAAGCGCATAGGCGCGTTCAAGTCCCAGAGCATCTCGCCATCGACCTCCACTTTCGACCCAAAGTCAAGAGTTTTCCACTTGTGGCGGAGGTAACCGGCAACCTTCTGTTGCCATGGCGTGAAATAGGTGGAGCTACCCTCGGGTAGCTTGATGCCAAGGCCGCCCAGCTCGGGCGCGGCGTGCATGTTGATCTCACCACGGTGGGTGTGATAGGCAATCTCTTGCTTATAGAAGGCATGCACGCGTAACAGGGTTCTTTGCGGGTCGCACGACTCCGTGATACACCTGTTGACCTTGGCGGTGAAGGGCATCTCTCGGTTCTCGGGCCGGAGTCCCACCTTCGGTCCATTGTGCCGCTCAAGGGAATTCTTGTTATCCCTGTTTCTCCAGTCGATCTCGACCTCACGGAAGGCCTGCCCTGCGTAGAGCAGGCCGGTGTTGAGGAAATCGACCTTATGGAGTGAGCAGCTACCTGCCGACGAGGGGGTCCCCTCTCGGACCACGTATCCCTCGCTGTTGATGGTGACGAAGCTACGGCTAAGATAATTCTTGCCTGGAGAAAGAGTGAAGCCCGCCAGAGCGGTCCACCTCTTCCAAGTGGGATAAAACTCTTCATCCGCCTTGAAGCAGATGTCGTCACCATTCACGAGAACGGGCAGGTCTTTCAGTTCTACTTCGCGTCCGAGGTGCTCCTCTAACGCAAGCCAGTACGCCGCTACGTTGATGGCGCACAGAACTGGAAAGCTAAGAACCGAGCCCATGAGCTGACCATTCGTCTGATCGATCTTACTGCCCTGCGGGAGATCGTACTCCTTCGGATAGAAGATCCGATGGTTTCCGAGTACAGCGCGTGCCACCTTTGCTTCGTCTTCAGACAGTCCAGATGCCAGTATGGCCTCCTCGAGGCACAGGCGGTTGATCTGCTGAGATAAGCCATCGGTGGCAGCGGAGTAATCTCCGGATACCCAGAATCGGAAATCCAGTCCGAGGTGCCTGGTCAGACGATCCACTTCGTGGAGGTCGCTCATGTCCATTGGTCGTCCTGTGAGCTGAAAGCAGCGGTGATCCTGCAATCGCTCCCAGAGCGCACGCTGCAGGCTGCTGGCTGCCCAGTAGACGACCCCTGAGCCCTTCGTAATAAGACGGCACTTCAGTGGCTCGAGGATCCCGGCAACAAACGCGGAGCATTTGCCCTGTAATCGGGGCTCATCCAGCTCCCTTAGCGCAAGCTTCGTCGCCAGCCTTCGAGTCACGGTGGGCAGAAAGGTGGTGTCCGCACGCTCTTCAACTACCACGCCAGGGGACAGTTCGGTCATCCGTATCAACTCGCCACCTAAGGCGGCCGACACGAGATTACCTTCCTCCTGAAAGTAACGCAGTAACTGAGAGCGGACGTAGCCACACCGGCCACCGAGCCGGCGGGTGTACTCAGCGCAGGCATTGTAGCCAGCGTCGGGCGGAAGATCAGCAAAATGCCGCATCCGCTCGCTTACACCCCATGCCACCCACTTCCTGCCGTCTCTTCCGGTAACCTTTCTGCGCGACCTCCAGATCGCGCGGAACTTACGGCGGAAACGCTCGGCGTCGGCCTCGCTCAGCTCAGGGAGTTCCTGAGTCAGAGCAGCCTGATGCTTGGCCATGGTCATTGAAATGAAGTCCTCAGGGACCTCGACCGTGCCTCGCTTGACGCCTTGCAAAATCGCCCAGCAAACCCTCGATGGTCGGACCTCACCAGGTCGACTCGCGAGGAGGTTCCGGAGATGTTTGCGAGCCTTCCCTACGAGAGGGAAGTGGAGGTTGGAGCCTCCCAAAGCATCCTGGATACCATCTGGCATCTCGGGCATGTCCACCTGTCGTAGGTAGGCAGCCATTGGCCAGCATGTCAGGTACTTCTGCCACTTCACCATCGCCACTGCGTTGGGAGCCTGCAGAAGCACGTCCAGGACACCGAAG